TGTTTTTTGCTCTGCTTGCCTTGCCGCTCTTTGGTCTCTTTCATATTGCATAAGCGCACGGTCTGCATCATTAGGATTTGCAAGATCAAAGTAACCCTCGTCATCAGGAGTAAGCGGTCTATCTTCGTCTATGATGCCAGCCTCAAATGCGGCTGTGCCTCTGGCGGCATTAGTACTTGCGGCAATGTCAGCAAGAGCGCCCCGCTTAGTCGTTTGAATAGTTGCTTTCCTGCGCACTTCAGTTTGCATGTCTTCAAACTTTTGTGGGAATTTGCCTTTAAGGTACTCTCTAATGATGTTGGGGATTTCAGCCTGACTAGCTCCATCAACGCGATTTAAGAAAAACTCCAACTCTTCAGGGTCTTCAAGAATATCGGCTACTTTATCTGATATATCTTGATAGAAAGGAAGATCTTCGATATCGCCTTCTTCGACAATCTGCTCAAGCTCCTGCTTTACAAGAGCCTTAGCAAGACCCGCAGATGCCGGATCTAATGGGCGCAATGCAATATCAAGCTCTTTCTGGAACTTGGTTTCTTTAATCGTATTTAGGCGTTTTCTGTCAGTCTTAACATCGCCAGTAACTTTAAAGCCAAGATCCGTAATGACTTTCTTTTCAGCCGAACTTAAAGGTGCGCGCTCATTTAGTTTATCTATTGAATCTTGGCGCTCAGTCATTACTTTTAATACTTTATTTTCTAACTCATCTACTTGTTGACTAAGGCCCATGTCACGATATTTTTGTGCTTTTTGTTGAAACTGTTCAGTCCCTACAAATTGAGAAAGATCTCGTTTCATTGAATTTGTTTCTGCAACAGAAAGCGCCTCTTTCTTTGTAAGTTCAGCAATACGAGCATTGCGTCGTGTATTTTCAGCGCCTACTACAGCACTGGCGTCTTGCCTTAATTGGTCAACTCGTTGTTGAACGCCTTGTTTAATGCGTAGCTCATTTTCTGTAAGTGCCTCGCCTTTTTCATCAAGATTAGCAAGAAGGTTTTCTGCTTTTATTAAATCAGCAATATTTCTTTGATTTTTTGCCGCTTGAGTAGGAGCCGTAAGACTTCCGAGTTCAGATATTTTACTCATCAAGTCAGAGCGAACGGATTCATCTTGAGTTTCTGTAAGCATTCCAGATAGTTTGCTTGTAGCCGCACTAATGCCCGTTACGTTTGCGTCTTCTGATGATCGCAAACCTTGCTCATAAGTTTTAAAAATTTCATTTTCTTTAGCTAAGCGATCTTGTTTTTCTTTTGCCTCTCTTTTTCGTTGAGGCATTGAACCTGCAAGCATTCCAACTTGCCTAACATCTTCCATAAAAGCAGGTTGTGTAAGAGACCTAACTAACTCTCTACCAAATCGTGCCATGTTAAATCTCCTTTATGCCGTAGGTATATTAAAGTCATAATCTAAAGCACCACCAAGCAATCCACCGCCAAGTGCGCCGGCAAGATTAGCCTGACCAAGACTTGCGCCAAGCAAAGTATCAATGCCAGAAGCAACGGCCTCACCAAATAGTCCTGTGCCATACAATTGTGCTTGTTGTTGCTGACCTGCGGTGCTCATTCCTGGCGTAATAGCAGAAAGTAGCTGTGCTTGAGGGAGATAACTAGCACCTAAAAACTGTTGACCTAACGCCGCTTGTTGAGATTGTTCTGCTCTGGCTTGATCCATAGCTCCAAGCCTTGCTCTAGCAATCGCCTCTTGCTGTGCGCGCTCCATGGCTAACTGCTCAGGAGTGCCGCCATAAAGATTTGTGCTTACACCCAATCGACCTTGAGCCGCTAGGCGCTCTTCTAAACCTAAGCGCTCCATACGCTCTTCAGGACGCTGAGTCTGCCGAATACGCTCAAACAAAACGTCTTCACGTTCTGCTAATTGCTCAGGCGTGCGCTGTGCTTCACCAAAAAACTGACCAGCACCACTAAACATGCCTTGCTGAAAAGCTTGTTCTTCAGGTGACATTTGAAGACCGTATTGAAACTGACCAGTCGCAGGGTCTTGGGTAACTCCAAATTGACCGCCAGTAGCACTTGTTACCGTATATGGTCTAAATGCCGCCTGCTCCATTTGTTGCTCGGCAAGCTGTTGACCCAATTCAAGTCCAGTTGTTCCTACGTCTCCAAGATTTTCGTAAGCTTTAAAAAGAAGCCCTGCGCCAGCGCCTCCTCCAAGCAAGTTCTGTAACCATTCTGGCATTGTGTTTCTCCCTAATTAAACTGTTTTGCCTATTAACGCTAATAGGTTTATTTCTTGAAGTGATAAAGAAAACCCGTTGATGTCAGCCTCAAGACCAACAACCACCGTACTACCACTACCCACAGCATTAAGACTGCGTTGGTTAGTTAGTTCGCCGCCAGTAAACTCTGATAGTGGATTTGAATTTGGGCCAAACTCGTTGACGCTGTAAAAAGCAGGGTTTTGGTTACCTACCGTAAACTCTGTTGTTCTGTAAGATGTAGCAAAGTCGTAGGCAAACTTCATAAATACAGTAGCGCTGTTTGCGCCTACTAGTGTTGGCTTAATTTTCTTAAGGATCTTAAGACGAGAAGTATCACCAAATGTTAAGCTAGGGCTGAAGTATTTAAAGCGGTATCGCGTGCCGTTATCAGAATAACCTTCATACTCACTAATCCCGTATTCTGTTCCTACGTACAGTGTACCGTTAGCTAGCCTTTCATAAGACGTAAAGACAGAACCGGGCCATCGAGTTACACGAAGCGACCCATCTTCTAAGCTACCCCTAACATCAAAACAAAATGTAGTTTCTTGCCCTACAAAAGTAAGCAGATAAAAGTTTTCTTCTGGGCTGTAAATAGACCTAAAAAACTCTGTTTCATTCTGAATTAAGTTAATAATATCTTTAGTGATCGTTCGAGACAGCGTGCTAATTGGCATCGACTTTTCTCGAATTGTTCTGCCAAAGCTACGCAATCCTGTGTGCGATAAAAACATAACGTCAGTGCCAGTGTGCTGAACTGTATCCCTATCAACACAACCAACACCTGCAACCGTATCAGCTAGGACCATCGTAGCTGGCGCTTCTGCTCCTTGATAAACCACAATACTGTGCTCGCCAAAGATAATAAGAAGTCCGTTATGTGCGGATAACGCAACAATTTCATCATAGCCATCAGGCCATACTTTGGAGATATCAATTCTGCCGCTTGTTCCGCCAGACCAATCGTGACCAATCAGTAAATCAGACCAGTAAATAGTAGATTTATCTGAGTCAAAGTCAGCAGTCCAAAGCCGGCCATAAGCGCCAATAACTTCATTGCCATACATAGTGTCAGCAACACCAGCCGCACCAGCCACGCTACCAAGAGTTTGCACCGCACCTAAAGAATTGCTGTAGACCAAAGGCTGATAGCCACGTTGAAAGAAATAAATGCTGTTATTAAAGTCAACCATCTTCCAGTTGTCGGAAGTAATTGTATAGCTACCGGGCGTTTCGTCTACTAGCGTAGTTGTGCCGCTGATAATCTTATTGTTACCAACAGAAAATATTTTGCTGTTACCTGCGTTATCTCTAAATTCTTTAATTCCCCTAATTGCTGAAGACCCTAATGGAAAGCCTGTAGGAGCGACCAGGGTAAAAACCGCTGTTGTTTCTGAGGTGCCGCCGGTAATGGTTTCTCCAGCAGAAAAAATGCCTGCTCTAGAAGTTTCAATAGATATTTGAGTGCCATTAGTAATGGCTTTTACTGTGGCTGAAGCTAACGAACGAGAGCCTACTATTGTTTCGTTTACGGTAAACCCTGTAGTGTCGTTAACTGTAATTGTTTCGTTAGTTAATAAATCGTAACCCTTGCGTGTCGCAATACGACCACGCTTGTCGATAATTGCGTTATCCGCTACCTCTGCAAACGACGGATCTTGAGCTATAGGAGAGTCTTCAGTGTTAATACCTTTGAAGGCTGGCGCTACAAGATTAATACTGCGTAGTTCTTGTGCCATATTAGATAGTCCTAAAGATCATCTCTTCTGGATGCTTTGCCGCATCAATAGCAATAGCATCAGATAGATACTTGTCTGCAATAGCAAAGTACTCAGCCGTTGAAGTGCCGCCTGTTTCACCACGTTCGCGCGCAAGAAGTGCTACAGCAAGGTGAATTACAGGAGCCGAAGGAATTATCAGCACATCAGAGCCGTTAGTTAGCTCTGCTTGTCGTCGCACCATTACAAATCTAAGGTTGTAAGCATCGTCTGGCATGGGATACAAGCGAACTTGAGTGTCACCATTGGCGTCAACACCATCAAATGTGTAGTACGAAGGACTACCAGTAAGACCGCCTTTAGCGGCTATAGCAAGCGTTCCATTAACGTAGCTTTCATTGTTAAACCAATCTTTAGTTTGATATTCAACTTGTCTTTTTGATGTTGTGTCATAGGCAGACATTACCTTAACGTCATCGCCACTACCCGCAAGTGAGTAAAGATTGTTATCTGCGTCGGTAACAAAAGCAGACTCTCGTGTGCGCAAAGCAGACCAATCAGCAGACTGCTCAACAATAGTTTTTGCGTCATTAATAAAGTCACCAACCATCTTTGAGTAAGTGCTGTCATTTACGCCGACAACTTCCTCTTCACGCAAACGGCGCAACACGTTATTCATTATGTTGAGATAAGTCATAAGTCAAACATTCCTTTCTTACGTTTCTGCAAGCTGTTTGCAATTACGCCGCCTAGTGCTTGATTGTAGTCAGCAACAGGCTTTGGTTGGGATAGTAGCCCAGCAGAATAGTCTCGTGATGGTGGAGCAATAATTTGTTGAAGCATGGGTAGTTGATAGTTAAGGCCAGTCATAAACGGTGTGCCTCCACGACCACCACCGCCACCGCCTGTAGGTGGAACAGAAGGCTCTGGAGGCTCAACAGGAACTTGAATACCGGGACATTGGCCATTTTCATAGTCACTAGGCTTAGTGTCATCTGCGCACTCAGAGCATAAAGGCCAGTCTACAGCGCCATTGGCACACGTTTCTTCGCCGGGTTCTGGCTCCGGCTCAGGACTAGGCTCGGGCTCGGGCTCGGGTTCCGGTTGAGGCGATGGCCCTAGAAAATCTTGACACTCCTCTGGATTGGCCTGTGCATAATCAGGATTCTCACAAGGATCTAAAACTACAGTAGTGCAGTTAGTTCCTTGTTTGTCAGTTTTCGGTGTGACTCCATCAGGACACATACCAAAACTATCGTCTATAACAACTGTAGAACAATTACTGCCCTGCTCGTCTTGCTTAGGCGTTACTCCATCCTCACACAAACCAAAGTCTGGCTGTGGTTCT